TGGGCTGGATTTAAGGCCGAGTGGATAACTGACGACATAAGAAAAGACAATCACTACAAGAATGCTATTGATGTCATCTTTGGCAATAAGCGAGAGATCGACATTACGCCCCACCAAGATCTGCTGGAGGGCTAATGGACATTCAAGTCATTGAGATCATCTTTAAGAAGATGGCGCTTACCTATGGCAAGGCTTTCGTAGATCAGTACAGAGACGTACAGATGCAAGAAGTCATGCAAAACTGGGCTAAAGAACTGGCCGGATTTAGACCGCATGAGATCGCCTACGGGCTCGAATGCTTGCCAGACAGACCGCCAAACGTCATACAGTTTCGCGCCGTCTGTCGGATGGCTCCGCCGCCTATCGTGAAAATGCTTGCTGCTCCGATTGATAAAGAGCGAGGATTGCAAGAGATCAGCAAACTTAAATCACTGATGAGGCGAGCATGAAAGACGAGAAAGTAGACCAAACAATCAAGAAAGCAGTAAAGGCTGGCAAATGGCCCTTCGCTGCGTTTGTGGGCAATAAATGGGTAAAGCCAAAAAAGATTAAGCCTGAGCCTATCCCTTTTGAACCAGCGCCGTGGTGAGTTATGACTAAGAACGAAAAGCGTTTATTTAATTACTGGCAAGAATTTATTGATAGTTATGAAGGCGCAGGGTTTAGCTATCAATTTATCAAGCAATCGCAATTTGTTGCTCCGGTTGGTAACGTCATGCGGCTCATGGTTCCGATCAGACCGCTTGCCCAGCCTTTTATTTATATGAAAGTTCAGAAAGAATTCGAGCAATGGCTAAAGGAAAAACACAACTGGAAAATCAAGTTGTACTTCCATGTTGTCGTTTGGAATGAAGAGTTAAGCGAATCAGAAATGTTAATAGATGAAGCAAACAAACATCTTCTTGCGAAAATGAATTGAGGTGACTATGAAAGAACATCACGAACTTGTAAGACAGCTTGCAAAACCTGGGGAAGAGATCATCGACGATCTGACTCCGACGCAGGCATTTGTACTTCACATGGCAATAGGCGTATCTGGTGAGGCTGGAGAACTCTTAGACGCAATCAAGAAGTTTGCGATCTACCAAAAGCCTTTAGACCTGGAGAACGTTGTTGAGGAGCTGGGCGACATGGAGTTTTATTTGCAAGGCATTCGGCAAGCATTCTGCATAGATAGGGAATATGTTCTGCAACAGAACATCGAAAAGCTGAGAAAGCGTTACGGCGAGAAGTATACGAATGCGGCAGCGCAACGCAGAGCGGATAAATGCCCACCGTGTAACGATGTTTGTGAGCAAGGCAGGTTATGCCCAGCGAGGAAATCATGAGCAGAGAAGCTATGAAGCTGTCGCTAGAGGCGTTAGAGAGTGATCCAACAAGTCTTGCTTGGCTTATTAACAAAAAGCAAGCCATCGCCGCACTGCGCCAAGCACTGGGTACAGAGCAAGAGCCGGTGGCGTGGGCAAGTAGCCTAGATTTTGATGATGACGATCAAGAAATCATTCCAGCTAAAGACAAAGGCAAATTAGGCACTAACAATTGCGACATACCGCTTTACACGACACCAAGGCATGATTATGTAATTGATTGCCCAAGGTGCGGGCATTGCTGTGCTGAGCGCACATGGGTTGGACTGACTGATGATGAAGTGTCAGATGTTATTGATGACGTTCTTGAGGGCGGCGGTTGGCTTGATGTGTCGAGAGCGCTAGAAGCCAAGATCAAGGATAAAAATCATGGTTGAAAACAAAAACGCAAAGACACCAGCAGATAATGGGAAGCCTGTGGCGTGGATTACTCGCGGCAAGCTAACTATGATTCGTGCGGATGCTGTCATGTTAGACGACACTTCACTTCCTTTATACATTGCACCATCAAAGCGTGAATGGGTTGGGCTGACGGAGGAGGAAATACAAGATTTAAGTTTTTCGTCCGAAAAGTTTGATGCAAGTCACTCTGAGTGGTTTGATCGGTGGGGTTTTGCCCGTGCTATTGAAGCCAGGCTAAAGGAAAAAAACACATGAACCAGCAAGAAGTGTTAATGCTTGCAAAGACGATGGGCGTGATGATCTCCGGTCGGCCTGAGTTTGAGCAATCAGTTGCGAAGTTTGGTAAGCGAATCATTAAGCGCTTTAGACCGCTAACCAAAACCCAGAAGATTTACTTGGAGGCGTTGGCCGAGCCTAAGTCACTGCAAAACTTAGCCGATCAGTTTGGCTGCACGACACAGAACGCGCTCAAGATGATTAGGGCGTTAGAGGCTCGAAAGCTAATCTCAAAAGAGAAGCTATTCAAGCAACACGTTGGAGCTTGGTCTTACTACTACCAAAGAAAATCATGAGCGGCGATCACAACATGAGTGATTCCATCAAATGGAAATCCACGCAAACCGACAAGCAAACCAAGATCTTGAACTACCTCAAGAAGCGCAAGACACCAGCAACGCTGAAACAGGTTTGCTTACAGGTCAGAATGGAAAAGAGGCCATGCGATCAAGCGCTCAGGCAGCTTGTAAACAAAGGATTCCTAAAAACATGGCTGACGATGGATACGTTTGTGAAAGAGCGCTTGTACGAGTTTGCAACCGATAAAGTCGCAGAAAAACCGGTGGTTAAACAAAAACCAAAGTTTCACAAAAGCAGAGTAACAACAGATCCAAGATTTTTTAACAACCCTTTCAACATAGGACAATGACATGAAAATAGAAGCAAAGATGCAGGAACACGACTGGGTAAACGTCTACTACGCGCACGAAATCATGATCGTGCCGCACTACAGCAAGAAAAAGACGTTCGTGCTTCCAGGCGGGCGTGAGATAAAAGAACAAACGCTTATCGACAAGGGCTACAAACCAGCAGTGTCTTACCTGTGGCCAAGGCCGGCGTGAAAACCTACATAGCCGGCGAATCAAACTGGCGAACACCAGACGATGAAACGCCGCCGCGAGGGGTAAAGATGCTTTTACTGCACGTTGGTGGCGTTTGCGTGATTGGAACATGGACAGACTGGGCGGTTGCATGGGCTCCGCTTCCAAAAGTTCCCGAGCATATAAAAACGATTCTTATGTCAAAGCATTTGAAAGGAATGCCATGATTTCGGAGATAAAACGAGACGAGGTAATCAGGATGGCAAAGATTGCCAAACTGCCCACTTACTTTAGGACAGGCGAGCTGGTGAATCTTAAAGAGCTGGAGGATTTTGCTGAGCTTGTAAGGTTCAATGTAAGTGAGGCAAGGCTCAATCACTGTATTGAGCTTTTAGAAAAACGTGGTCACAAAGAAGCAGCAGATTTACTAAGGGGCGAAGGATGATTCCATTTTCTTTTCCAGCGGCAAGACGCACAGACCCGCTGACTTCGCATATGGCGGCAATCGACGCAAGGTTTAAGGCTAACAACCACAGACGTACTGCTTTGCTTGCTTTACTCGAACACGGCAACCTTACTGATTACGAGCTGGCAGATAAAACAGGTCTACAGCAAAACAGTATCGGTAAACGTAGAAAAGATTGCCAAGATGCGGGATTGGTAACGCATTACCGAGACGACGACGGGAACAAGGTAAAACGACCCGCTCCGTCTGGAAGCAAGGCTTATGTGTGGATGCTTACTGACCGCGGCGAAGAGCTAGCAAACAAAATCAAGAGGGAACTATGAACATCAACGACATGGCAAGGCAAGCATTCCTAAACTCACTAACGGAAAACCTCAGTGACTTCGACAAGCTCATGCTCCAGATCGACGAGATATGCGATATGGCTGAGGATCTATCCTTGAGAGCGAAGCAATTAGCCGACGAAGCAGAAGAACATCTTAGGAGGGCTCGCGGTGAGTGAATGGGAATCCGTGAAAGGTATTGTGGAGCCGTGGAGAAGGCTTACAGTCGAAGAAATGAAGTCTGTAGGTAGAAACCTTCTCACAAAGCAAAACGAGGCTGAAATGCTCATATTTGCCACAAGAATTGAGGCTTACATCATGGCATTGAATTCGTCAAGAAGTGGGAGTAAACTCAAAAAGTGACTCCTTCCCCTGTGAGTGTTCGCCCTCTCCCCGAGGGCTTTTTTTGGAGCGCTTATGTCAATAAGGCTTAAATTCAAAGAAGAGCCGGTAACTGCTGGCGCTTTCATTATGTGCTTGCTGCATGGAGTCACAAACGCTCACATTCTCCACTTGCAAAGCCAAAGCTATTCGCAACACAAGGCTTTGGGCGGTTATTACGAGGATCTAGGCGACTTGGTGGATTCTGTGGTTGAGCAATGGCAAGGGCTAAATGGGAAACTTATTAGCTACCCTGTCGAGTACAGACCACCGCAACAAACGCCCAAGGCTGAGCTCGAATACATGCTTGGTTACGTTACTGATTACCGAGCAGTTATGGGATCAAACTCGGCTATACAAAACAGCATCGACGAAATAGAAGCGTTGATGCAATCCACACTATATAAACTTACATTCCTGAAATGAGAATTGAAAAGGCTTTAGAACATCTAGCCAACGAGAAAGACTTCATCTTCCAGGCTGTGTTCAACCAAGATGATCTACCCTACTCGCTCTACTGTTTATTCAACGCACTTATGGAGCGTGAACAGTTAGAGTCAATCACAAGGCATATGACTCAGAAAGAGTCAGATGTATTCCTAGACTTAGCCACATACTCATGCCACGAACGCCCAAGCAGACAACCTGTCGGGAGTTAGGCTGTACAAATCCCAAGGTCAACGGCTCGACGTTCTGCAATCAGCATGGCGGTGCAATATCTACAGACCGAAAGGCTTTTAATAAACTGTACGGTACTAAGCAATGGCAACAATTCAGGCAGATCCAACTGTCAAAGCATCCGATCTGCGCTCGATGCCAAAGCCTCGGAAGAATTACGCCAGCTCACCACGTTGACCACATCTTCCCGCACAGAATGAACAGAGATAAATGGATGGGCAACCGATTTCAGTCGCTCTGCGCTGAGTGCCACTCTATAAAGACAGGGCTTGAAAAGAAAGGCGAGGTGCACGATTATGTTGCGGGCGAGATACACTTGATTTCATAATGCGGAATAACTTAAAAATTGGCCCACTGCTCCTCAGCAAGCGCGGCCCTAACTTTCTGCAAGGTAACTTTTATAGGGGGGTTCGTCCAAAATAGGGAATTCCCTGAACGCAAGACGCAAAAAAGGACATGTCATGACTGCTCGAATTCCGATTGAGGTTCACGCAATACACGGAACCAAAGGGACAAAAATGGGAACCAAGCTGCCTGAGCAAATCAAGCAGCGGATTCCATTTGCGGAGTGGGCGCAAAACCCAAGCGCATTTAATGCGGCTAAGTTTGTCGAAGAAACTGCCGAATATTTGTATCAGGTTTACGGGATTGGCAGCGCTCAAGATCGGCATACGCTCATCATGCTTGCTGACCAGCTCCAGATCTACGTTAACGCTCGGCAAGAAATGCTAACTGGTGAGCTAGTGGTTTACACGAACGGCGGTAAAACCGCTGCGCCTAATCCACATATCGCAATCGCTAATAATGCGGTTATTCACGCGATCAAGTTGATGAACGAATTAGGCTTAACACCTAAATCTAGATTAGCAACCAACAAGACAGAAGATAAAAAGATAAACGACTTTCTTAGCGGTCCTAAATTCGGAACATGAGATTAGAAGATGGCATTACTTACGCGGCGGCGGTAGCGAAAGGCGAGATCAATGCTTGCCGAAACGTCCGTCTTGCTTGCCAGCGGTTTCTAAACCACCTCGAAAACAAAGAGTGGGAATATGTCTTTGATCCCGGCGCGGTTAATCACTTTCTACAGTTCACGAGTCTTTGCCGGCATGTAAAGGGTCAGTGGGCAGGGCAACCTGTAAACCTTGAGCCCTTTCAGATACTCATCATCTGCGCAATCTATGGATTCCGTCTTAAACGAGATCGGTCTAAGCGCATGGTTCAGGATGTCATTGTTTACATCCCGCGCAAGGCTGGAAAGTCAACGCTTACCGCTCTGATCGCTCTTTACGAGCTCGCCTTTGGCGATGCTGGCGCGGAGGTCTACACGGTAGCGACTAACAGAGACCAGGCGTCAATCGTTTTCACTACCGCTAAGGGATTTATTGAAACCCTTCCCAGAGAGGTCTCTGGTCTCTTTATTCCCGGCAAGTTCACGATAGTAAAAAACGGCGACTCTCAGTCGGTGTTCAAAGCGCTCTCGCGGGATACCAAGCGAACGGGTGACGGGCTCAACCCTTCTTGCGCGATCATCGACGAGGCTTCGCAGATCGTCGACAGGAATACGATTGAGGTCTTGCACTCTGGGATGGTAGCGCGAGCGAATCCGCTGCGGCTATATATAACCACGGCTTCTTTTACCCGCGATACAAAGTTCTTTGAAGATCTCCAGGTTATGGAGCATATTCTTCATCAGGATGTACCGGATAACCCGCGATGGTTTGGTTTGCTTTATTCGTTGGATGCTGGTGATGATTGGCGAGACCCGACGGTCTGGCATAAAGCCAATCCGATGCACAACATTTCAGTCTCACACGATGCAATTGCCGCGCGATGTGAAGAAGCAAAGATTAAGCCGGCAGCGCTCAACGAGTTTCTCTGCAAGACATTAAACGTTTACGTCTCCGCCGAGACCGCGTGGGTAGACAGATCGCACTGGGATGAGGCCGTGGGTCTTACAGACCGTGAGCCCGAGGCTGTATTTATCGGTTTTGACTTAGCGGCAACACGAGATCTCAACGCGGTTTGTACGCTTAAGCGTTATGCCGAGGATGATTACGAGGCCGAGTGGAAGTTCTTTTTACCCGAGGATGGGTTTGATTTATTGCCAGCGCATTATCAGGATATTTTTAGACAAGCCATTAATTCGGGCATTTTGCATCTGACCGAAGGCAATGTTATGGACGACCGCGAAATTTCGGAGTATATTTTGGGGCAAAGCCAGAAATACGACGTTCGTGAGGTTGGCTACGACGCATATAATGCGGCTGCGCTGGTTGCGCGACTATACGAAGCTGGGATGCCGGTTAAAAAAGTTGGGCAGGGTATGGCGGTACTTTCTAACCCTTCCAAACATGTAGAGCGGCTTATTCTAGGCCATAAAATCAAACACGATGGCAACCCGTTTTTAGGCCACCAATTGGGAAACTGCGAAGTGTTTGTAGATGTGCAGGGCAACATCAAGGTCAAAAAGGCCGGAGTTGACCGACACGCAAAGGTCGACGGGATCGTTGCCCTTATTATCGCCATGCACTGTAGCTTAGACAATCCGATGCCGTCTGAATCATACGGATTCAGGGTCTTTTAGGGCTGAAAATGGGCATATTCGACAGATTCCGCAAGAAACCAACCCAAAATGAGTCGAATTCGTTGTTCGGCAACACTGTTTTGGGTAATAACGTCATGCTCCGAGGCAAGGGGCAAGGCTACGGATCTAATCAGCTTCTCTATGTAACGACATCTGCTGTCAACGAAGCTGGACGTTCGCTTGACATTACAACGCTTGCCAGGAATTCGACAGTCATGGCTTGCGTCGGAACCAAGGCTAGAGCGCTTGCACAACTGCCAGTAAAGATCATGTCGCGGCAAGCTGACGGTACTTTGGTTGATACACAGACGGAACCTGGGGTTCCTGAGCGGGAAAAAAACCGCGCAAAGTCGATTCTTAACCTTCTTGCTCAGCCTAATAACTTCCAAAGTCAATACGAGTTCTGGTATCAGTTCACGATGTGGCATGAACTAGCCGGTGAGACTTTCGTACTACTCTGGAGAAAGAACGAAGCCGATCCGCAACAGGTTCCGCTTGAAGTCTACGTTCTCGACTCGACCTTAATTGTCCCGCGTATATCTGAGACGAGATACCCGTTTTATACGCTTACAAGCTCTTCTTACGGGTTTAACAAAGACGAGCCCTTGCAATACTTCCAGGTTATGCACGTTAAGAGCGAGCCCTGGCAGGGTTCTTCTTCGTTCAACCGCTTGCAAGCTGTCGAGCTCATTTCGCTCGATCAAGACATTGATTTATACGCCAACTTTATTATGTTGAATGGAGCTAAGCCTTCTGGCTTATTCCGTACTGAGCAAGTCATACCGGACTCTAAGTTCAAAGAGATTGCGGCGCGGCTGAAAGAGGCATGGACAAACATGCTAAACAGTCAGCCCTCGGATCTCAGTAAGCCTGGGCAGTCGATGCTATTAGACCAAGGTATGATGTACGAAAGTATCAAGCCTTTGACGCTGCAAGACGTGGACGCGCGAGAGCTTAAGAAACAAACGATGGCGCGGATTGCTGGCTTATTTGGTGTTCCTCCGGCGATGATCGGCGTGGGTGAGTCTAAGTACAACAACACGCAGACAATGCTTGATGAGTTCTACAAGTCGACCATGATGCCGTTCATCACGAACGTCGAGCAGAAGCTAAAGACGAGTCTCCTCGGTGGTTATCCAAATTTATATGTGCAGTTTCAGACTCAGGATTTCCTAAAAGGCGCTCCACTGGATCAGATGAACTATGTTGTGGCCGGAGTCAAGAATGGCATTCTCACGCCCAACGAAGCTAGGGACTATCTTGGGCTTGATAGCGTGGATGATGGTGATTCTCTGCTTGCTGCCGGTGGCGTTGATAAGCCTATTCCCGGCTCTTCGCCGCAGGATACTGGCGGTGGCGGCAATTTTAAGGTCGTAGGTAAGACCGGGCGAGCTGGTAATGCTTAAGGATGTTCTTCAGCGTCTTAAAAATGAAGCGGCAAAGCGTAAACCGCCGCCGAAGCAGGTTGATGGCAAACGACAGGAAAAAGAGCGGGTAAATGAGCGGAAAAGTTAAAGTAGTTATTGGCGCTCCCTGCTCAGGCAAAAGCACTTACATAAAGAAAGTGCGTGGACCGGATGATGTAGTTGTCGATTTTGATTTGTTAGCTAAAGCGCTTGGTTCGATGGTTAGCCATAGATCAACCGGCGACATTAGAGAAGTGGCTTTTGCTGTAAGAGAGGCTGCGATACGAAGAATATTTCAGGGCTTAAAATCGGATGCTTATATTATCGACACAAGTCCTAAACAAGAAAACATTGCGCTTTACAGAAACCGACGGGTTGAGTTTGTTTTAATTGATCCAGGTTTAGAGGTTTGCTTAGAAAGAGCGCGTGAAAGGTCTAAAGGGACGGTTGAGAAAATTATGCAGTGGTATCAATCGCCGCCAGCAGTCATACAGGAAATGAATTTGATGCCAGCAAATGTAGACGATGTAATGCTCCATTCGGCGCAGCGGATACTGGAAAGAAGCTCGGTCGGTTCACCATTTAGGTTTATGTGAGGTAACTATGAAACACATTCAATTCTTCACCGAGGCAAAGGTTGAGCTTGGCCGTATGGCTGACGAGGCAACCGGCGAACCCACCGGCGAGATCGAAGCAACTCTGACAACCTGGGGCGCAAGAGAAGGCGCAGACGGGCGCAGATTTTTCTATACACCCGAAGCGTTTGAAATGTGGCACGAAGGCTGGATGGAAGCTGGTAGACCGTTGCCGATGTACTTCCAGCACTCCAGCGACATGATGCCCGTGGGCGAGTGGTCAAAGTTCGACATTACCGACGAAGGTATGACCGGAACCGGGAAACTTTTCCTGAATACGACGGCAGGATCGGATCTTTATACGATCATGAAGGAATCGCCGCGCATGGTCGGCGGTGTCTCCGTTGGTGCGTACGCTGACGAATATCAAATGGTCGATGAGAACGGCGAGCCTACAGACGATCCTGACAGCTTCTTTCAGATTGTTAAAGGCGGATTGGCTGAGGTTTCGATTGTGATGAACCCCAACAATCCCAAGGCTGAGATCTCAAGACTTGAATATTGGATGGACAACAAACCCAATCCAAGAGTAATCGAGAAGGCACTGCGTGATGCAGGGCTTTCAAGAAAGGATGCAACCGCTGCATCTGCTTTGCTGAAACAGATTATTGAACAGCGTGACGCTGAATCTGCCAAGCAACC